AACCACCAATAAGGTGGATATAACCCAGACCATAAGCGCCAAAGCCAGGAATATACGTGTACTGGACGAAGTGTTGTCGCTTGAGTTTCTTGTCGTCGTCTTCGTTCCAGTTTCGTCGGATGGCCAGGACGGTGTTGGTTCCTCTTTCGACCGTGACCACATACGGCAAAGGAACTTCATCTTCGTACCCCGGCATGTCCCAGTCTACGTGAATCTCCAATACCTGATACCGATCATCATCGGTAAGGGTATACCCTTGCTCTTCGGCTTTTTTCTTCTCAATGTCAGTGAAAAACCTGACAGGTTCACCCAGTTCTACGTCTTTGTAGAAACCTGCTACCTGTAGTTTCTTGATCTCGTTTTCAGTTTTGCGCATGACATGAGTCACACGCTCTGCTGTGTACACATTTGACGCCCCATACGGCATCACAAGGTCTTCAGCCGGTACAAACGGGGCAGCAGGCAGTTCCGTGCTCGGGTTCGGGTAGATCTTCTTGAAAGCAGCACCAGAAAGGCCAAGGGAGTACAGCATCCGCTCATGCTCGGACCTGTAGTCAATCATCCGCTCGGTCAGCATGTAGTTCATGTCATCACGAACCCGCTCTGCCGCCTCTTCCTTGAGTCTGTCAACCGCTCCAATGATCTGAGTTTTGACCGGACCTTGAGCAGGGAAGGTCTCAGTGATCATCTCTGACTGAAAACGGATCGCGGCTTCAGTCAAAAGCGGTGAATACACCCCACAAGCACCGTTCCACGGCTCAGTACGCTCCTCGTACTTCATGCCAAGGACTTCTAGACCCTTGACAAACATATCTGTCCAGTCTTTGCGACTGTTGATGTCCGCATCTACGAGGTCAATCAACTCAGAAGCCAGGGTTTGAAGCTCACCTTCGTCCATGTACTCCGCAAGATTTGCGTCGAATGTGTCCGCAGTCTCAGGTTCCGGCATCAGTTCAATCTCAACCCCGTCAATCCCAATTTTTACGCTCTCAGGATCTTCAATTTCAATCTCCAAAGCCGGTTCTTCGGTCATAACACCCATGTCAAGGGGCATCATTTCGGGAGAAATGTTCGTTGCCATAATTTTTGATCCTTAAATCAATTTTGTTTCGCCGCCTTGAGCCATGCGCAATGATCCTCGCGCTTTGTCAAGTAGAGACTTTGCTTTTGGCTCTGGTACACGGGTATAAGGCGGAATGTCACGAGGGTCAAGGCGCGTTTGGCGCAGGCCCGTGACGGCGCTGTAGGTCTCACGCACGGCGGGATCTTTGAAAAGCGTTTTCCGCAACTGCGGATCTTTGGTCAAGTCTACGCCAAGTGTGTATTCTGCGGCAGCAAGTGATGCCAACTGTTCGTATAGCGCAACTGGCGCTGGGTTGTTCTTCAAAATTTTTGGGTCAAAGTAAGCGTTTGAAATACCATACTTTTCTTTTAGGTATGGTGCAGCATCCATTGCGGCCATAACAAACGCGCCGCGTGCTTTAGGATCTTTTACTAGCTCATCAAATTTTTCATTAATTGCCGACGGGTGCCCAAGCTGCTTCTTCGCCATCAAGTGTTCGGCTTCATGCGAAAAAACTTCAGGCTTTGACTCTGGCGCTACAAACATAGCCCCTACAGCGCCACGATTGCGTTCAGTTTGCGACAGTCTAGGATCGGAAACTACAAAACCTTGTGTGTTTGTGCCACGAAGTGTTGACTTTTCATATGGAAGAAGATCTGCAATTCCGGCAGTATTTGCTGGAAGTCCTTTAGTGGGTAGCTCTTTTAAACCGGATGGTGAACCCATAGACCGCAAGAGCAGTTCTAGCGTTTGCGGGTCAAGTTTGTCCATGTCAAATCCTTAGTAGAAAGCGACTTTTCGCTTGAAAGACCGCATTTCGTCCTGTTCGTCTGTCTGTAGACGCAGAAAACCACCCTGCCGGAAGCGGATCAGGGCCTGAACAGCACTGTCTACGTCATCATCATGGGGTGCGTTGGGAAAAGCGGCCATGTTTTCGATGAGTTCTCTAGCCCACCGGGTGTCTGGAGCCCAGACTTTACCCGATTGGAACAGGTCTGCCACAGAATTGATACGGACAAACTTGTCATTCCCTCTACTTGGGGTGTACTCAGACACCGGAATGCCCATAGCCCGCAGTTCAAAGATTAGCGGAGCACCTGCAGCTTTGGCCTCCACGATGAAAGCATCAGGTTCCCACTCTCTATAGTGAGCAAGTGCTTTTTCTTTTAGTTCAGGGAACTCCATCCGCTTCTGAAAACAGTCCAACAAGATGATATTTACGTCATTTTCATCTTCGTTCATGTTGAACACACCCCACGTAGTACACGCAGAGTAGTCGTTTCTCTCACCCTTAGTAAAGGCAGTGTCCCAAGACTGGATGATGAACTCACATGAAGGAGGCTTCTCCTTCTCCCAAATTTTCCACCACTCTCTTTTGACAATAGCTCCTTCTTCGGCGGTGGGATTCTGTTGGTACTGAGCGTTCCACTTACCCGGTGGGAGTTCATCCCTTAGAGCAGACAGTTCCTCATACGACCAAAACTCAGGCCATAAGGGTTTACCCGAAGGCATGATCGCTGGAAGTTCAATGACTTCCCACTCGTCTTCTTTTCCTAGCTCGCCAGCGGTCTTCAATATCCTGCCTGTCAGGTCCGACTTGGACCATCTGGTCATAACAACCACAATAGCCCCACCCGGCTGGAGACGCTGACGCGGGCCAGATGAGTACCACTCAAACACGGAGTCATAAACCTCAGGCCTGCCAGCGGCTAAAGCAGCCTCCTGTTCCGAGTGCGGATCGTCAATGATCAACAGGTCCGCACCCTTACCCGTCATGGTTCCACCAACGCCGATAGCAAAGTATTCGCCGTTTTTGCTTGTAGCCCATCGGCCAGCAGATTTGGAGTCTTGCCGTAGCGCAACGCCAGGAAAAATTCTGGCGTACTCCTCTGACCCCACCAAGTTACGAACCTGCCGGCCAAAGTTCACCGCCAGATCAGCAGTGTTAGACGCCTGAATCACTTTCTTGTGCGGGAACCTCCCAAGGAACCAGCTTGGAAGCAAGTACGAAGCAAACTGGCTCTTCGTATGCCGAGGCCCCAAATTTATGATCAGCCTTTTCAACTTACCTTCCGCAATCTCCTCAAACTTCTTAGCCATCACCGCATGGTGTCTTCCGTGAATGAACCCCGGCCACATCTTCTTCACATACGCCATGAAACTCTTCTGGCACTTCTCCCTGTCCACAGCATCTTTGTAATCTTGTACTTGCTGTAACAGCTTCTCCTGATCCGCAGGAGACAGGCTCGCTACTAGATCATCCAGCTTCATTCCATCCCCCGGAATGAGATGTACGTCGGCCGCACAGACCTCCCCATCCCCTCAACCCGCTTGAGAGCACCTAGCTTAACCAACCTGTCCACGATCTTCTTCGTACTTCCAAGCCCAGGCTTACCCCTCAACTCACAAATATTCCTCAAGCTCGGCCCGTACCCAAACCGGCACCACCACACATCTATAGCCAAAAACACTTCCTTCTGAGCCTCAGTCATCCCCATCTCCAATACCTCCTCCTTGGACCCGTACACCTTCCTCAGAGGACTCTGCAACACCTTCTTCGTGCGCCACTTCTTGACGTTTTCCATTACAAATCAACAACTTAGCGCACACTCTTAAAGCGTTACTTTACTTCCGTTAAATTTAACGGCACGTTAAGCATCAAGCACACACCTTAACACCACAACAAGCAAAAAACCGTTACAAATCATAGACTTAGCCACGTTTGTTAAACCAGTTTATGTCATCCGTTAAATTTAACGGCACCAAAATTTAGTCCCAAATTTTTTGCTACCCCCCCACCACTTTTTGTACAAAGACTGACCGGGGGGTGTCGCCAGATCGAGGGGGTGGGGTCTGGCTACCGTTAAATTTAATGGCAGGGGAGCGTTAAATTTAACGGTGGGTGACATGGGATGGAATGGACGCGAGGCGGGGATGGTTCGTGTGGAATAGTATGTTTAAGGGCGCGGGACTCCTGCTGCGCCATCGGGGGGGTGCCCGGTGGGTGGGTCTGCGTCCTGCGCCGTCTCGTTTCCCTCGGCTGCAGCGTTAAATTTAACGCTCAGTTCCTGCAGCAGTGAGTCGGCATCCGCCTCTATCACTGTGGCATCGCTGGCTTGCGCAGTGAGGATGCCCCTTAGTTCCTGCATGACGCGGGCACGGGCATCATCGGAGCTAGTGATAATTTTCTGCTCGCGTCTCTCGGTGAACGCAGCCACCTCCGTGACCGTGCCCAATGTCTTTAGTGCTTGGACCTTCACGGAGTCTTTTGTATCTGCGTCTAGCGCCACTTGTACTAGACCTTGGATCACTAAAGAACGAAGCGCTGCAGGGGTGCGGTGTTTCTCGGCTTCAATTGCCAGTGCATAGGCTTCAATCTCGCGCTGCACTCTAGGGTCGGCTGCCACCTTATAGGGTGTTGTCACCAGGGTTGACGGTGCAGGGTTTGGATTGAACGCTTCACGGTAGGCTTGGGCTTTGCTCTTACCTTGTGCAACCTTGCGGGCAAAGTCCCTTTGCTTGGGTGTCAGTGAGTCGGAGACTTGCTTACCGAGAATGGCACTCATGGGTAGATCGTTGAGACCTTGCTCTATGGTCTTACGGCTTAGCTTCATAGGTTTTTGTCCTACTGTGGTTCTATACAGTATAGGGGAACGGAGGGGGAAAGCAATAGGACTGCTGTTCGCTACGCTCACTGCGGGCGGGCTCCGGACCCGCACCAGGGCTCACACTGTACGTTTATACATGAGGGTTTGTCCCTAGTGACAAGGGCCACGCAAGGGCCGATGATGCACTCATGCGCTACACGGTGTGGCGCACTTAGGAGAACCAAGCCATGCACACCACCACCGACCAGTTTCACACCATGCGCGGCCATGTGGCCGATGGATGCGTTATCAGCGCGCCCAGTGGTAAGCAGTTCACTCTGCGCGCAACCATGCGCGGCTGGATGGTTTACGGGCCTGACAACCAGCCAGTGTCCGGGAATCTGCCATCAGCGTCTGACGTGGAATATTTTTTCGTGAACGGTCTTTCGTCCAATTAACACCATCGCAACATAAGGAGAACCAAGCCATGCACTATTTCGTTGAAATCACGGACACATTCGGCGGTGAGGCCAATTATTCTTGGGTTACCCGCCACAAAGTCCGGGCCTCATCCGCCCGTGGCGCCTTGATCCGCGTTAATCGTGACTCCGGCTTAGGTTTTCGCTCCGTTGGATGCGATAGGTACGACTCCCGTTCTGGTGCCACGTGCGCATTCATTACCCCTTGGGATGATGCAGAGCACGGCCAGCTTTTCCACGTTTCCGATTCTCTCGCTTGAGGTAAACACCATGCGCCGTATCCCTTCAATCAAGACCCTTACGCCTGTTTTCGGGGGCAAGGCTAGCGAAGCCCGGAAAATTCTTGGCATGACGCGCTCAGAACTCGAATCCCTGCCCGCAGGGGCCGCCCGCGTGGCGGAATGCTATCACCCGCCGAAAACGTATGACCTGCGCCTGACTTGTCTTGACGCGCTAGGGGAAACCTGCGGCGTGGAAGCATTCCAGTTGCGCGACGGTAGTTATTGCGACTACCTAAACACTGGCGATACCTATACGCCTACGCTAATGCGTTTCCGTGGCAACTATCGGGTTGCATGCTGGGGCGATATCGCTGAACGCCACACCTGACCTATCCGTCTAGGGGCTTCCGGCCCCTATGGGATGCGCCAGCATCACACAGTCCAATCCAATCAACTGAGGTAACACTATGAACGCCATCGAAGCCGACGCCACCTGTGCGGACATTAATTGGACGCGCATCAAAAACGACGTCAACGGGAACCCGCGCTTTGTCTGCGATTTCACCGACCTAGAGGGTTTCACGCTGCGATTCCATAACCGCCACCATTTCACGGTGGCGCAGCGTTATGCGATGGTCATTCACGCGGCTAACCAGCTGGGCGGGCGCAAGTACCACAACAAATCGTATGGTGGCGGAATCGTCTTTCAGGCGTATGAAGGCCAGCTCGCCGACCTCGCCAAGCGTACCCGCGCCGTCCTCGAAAGGGCTGCAGCATGAGCACCGATTACGCCGATATTGCCGCCCGGTACGAACGCATGCGCGCCAACAATGGCGAACCCGCGCGCCAGATTACCCGTGATCGATTCTGGCACCTGCTGGAAGTGTTGCCCCCGGCACACTGGACGCGCCGCGTAGATGCTGAAACCTTTATGGTGATCGAATGCGAAACCGCCAACCTTCACACCTGGGCTGCGCGTATCGGCTCCGGGGATGAAGCTACCTATTGGGAAATGATCGCGCCGAATGACTCGACTCATTCGGACATTTTGCGCAATGTTGCGATGGTGGCGGAATGACCACTGATGATATCGCACTCATTCTCGTTTCCCTGGTGGCGCTGCTGCTGGCGCTGCTGGGGGTCATTTAAGACTGCTGCGCCTATCGGCGCTGGAAGGAAAACACGTGAAGCTAAGAATTACCGCAGCAAAAACACCCTTGGAGGGGTGGCGCGCTGAAATATGGGTTGACGCCCTGAACCGATGGTTCACGATGGCAGGATGCCCGTTTTTTCAGAACCCCGATGATGCTATCGCATGGGGTCTATCTGATACCGCCCCTTACTGAGGATTGACCCATGAACCTGACAAACCGATCCAATCGTGCCGCCATGCGCTACGGGTTTTCCGAATGGGACGAATGGCACGAAGCCCTGCCGGGTGGCCGTTTCCTTGCGGTGGCTAACTACACCGGCCCCGATGCGCCCGAATGGATGCCCGCAGGGTCTAGCTACGCTGGGAGAAACCCGGACGGGACCGTATACCAGCAGCAAAACACCATCATGCGCCCTGGCTGGTGGGGTTGACCGGCACCTATAGCCCCTCACTCGGGGGCTATGGGGGCATGTTGCCCTGCAGATTCAAAGGACTGACCTATGCATACCCCTGGACCGTGGCATTACGTGGGCGATAGCCTGACGCACCGCCAATTCGACATTCATTCCCCCGGCGTCCATCACCAGCATATCTGCACTGTAAACAATCTAAGTGTTGAAGCACTGTGGAAACGTGACGCTCAACAGGCTGAAGCTAACGCTCGATTGATTGCCGCCGCGCCTGCGCTGTTGGAGGCATTGCGACTGGCCGCGAATATCAACCCTTACGGGTCAGTCGAAAACGCAAATGCGCGGGATGCTGCCCGTGCCGCCATCGCCCGCGCCACTTCAAAGGACTGACCTATGTACGTTCAAAACGTGGAATTCTTAAGCCGCGCACAGGAAATCTATCCCGGCGCATTCGCGCTGGAGGTGGACCGACTTGGCGCAGTGTGGGTGAAATGCGACCCGTGCGAATGGAACCACAGGGACATCCCTGGAGGGGCCGTGCGGCTCGGGTCAAGCCCAACCACTGCGGCGCTGGAGCGTGAAATTTTGGCCTTCTTGAAGGACTGACCTATGCTGATTCAAAAGACCTCATCTTTTGGCCCCTTCGTCGACGGACGCCGGGTTACCGCATGGTCCTACCCGGGTCTGCCCGGATGGGCCTGGGAGTCCCTGCTGGTGCAGGGAGAACCGGGGGCGGGAGTCTACATGACGCTGCCCCGCTCGGCGGCTTATAAGGATCACCCTTGGCTGGGTGAACATAAGGATCACCCGATGATCCGCCGCTGGGGGAGGGACTGACCTATGCCTGACATTCCCTGTCTCGACCCGGATCGGCCCCTTAACGCCGAAGAACTAGCAGACGAACGCTGGGAGCGCCGCCGTGGCCGCGTTCGCACCCGTGCCCATATCGAGCGCCTAGAGACTGCCCTACGCTGGGCGCTGGAGCAAATCGAGGATGACCTAGACCTAGACCACCAAGCCGCCCTGGCGGATGCTTGGTCTCTTTTGGAGGACTGACCTATGCTGTATCTGAACATCCCCCCTGACTGCGCCGGGTATCCTGCTGCAGCGTTCACTCAGGACGGGCAACTCCTAATTGCCGGACCGCGAGAAGATTGTGAACACGTGGCCCGCGACAATTCTGGCCTGTACTGCTGGATCGACCGGGGCCGTCCCGTCATTCGGCGCGACTTTTCCAATCAGGAGGACTGACCTATGATTTACTCGAACACTGCCCGCTGCGCCCGCTGGGGCGCTGAAAAGGGAGCCCGCCGTGTCAGTGGACTGACCCGCTCCGAGCGCGAAGCCGTCAGGAACGGCGAGGAGGTGCGGTTTAAGGGTTGTCCCGAAGTTGACGGGACCACGGAGAGGCGCATAATTTTTACGGGCGGGCGGTTCTTTGCCCGTATGCCGAAGGAGGGAACATGACTGAACAAACCAAAGCCGAGAGACTGGCTGATGCGCTGGCCGACCACACGGGCGTGACACTGGCCCAGATGGACAAGGCCGCTGCTGAACTTCGCCGGCTGAGCGCAGTGAACGCGGAACTGCTGGAGGCGGTGCGAACCCTGCTGCCTATCGCAGCCCGCGTCATCCAAGGCACAACCGATGGAGAGCCAATGCTTAAGCAGGCCCGCGCAGCTATCGCACGGGCTACAGAGGAGTGACCTATGTTCACGCTTCGCATAAACGACAACCACTATCCGATGGTGACTGCCCCGGTGGAATGGCACGATGGGGGATGGCGCACCAGCATCCTGCCCCGCGTGACTCAGGAAGTCTCAGAGGAAATCGACCACAACCACTGGGAGGATTGGCCCGGTGGCATCGTGGATACGATTTACTTTGCAATGGTGGACGGATGGTCTAGCGACGGCACCATGCGCGAAGATGACCCGGAACTTGAACCGATCTACTGGGCGATAGAGCACAACGGCCAGCCCATCGGGAGGGATGAACTGGAAGAACTGCTGAACCCCGGCGAGGTTGCGATCAACATGCTGGTGGGCATGAACTCACGCGGCGACCCGGTG